CTTGATTGTATCACCTAAGACCCTTTATCCTGTAAGAGATTTTTGTAAGCGAATCAATATCCCGTTTAGATACTTTATACAATTAAGTATACCTTTTCTCGAACAGTTTCCTCAACCTTGGCAATTGAATTTACATTGGTTGCAAGATGAAATTGAGACCATTTGGCTTCAAACTAAAGACGTTTCGATTCCTGAATCAATAAGCTCGCTCGATGATTCACAAAAAATTTTAAAGGCCAAAAGTGAACGTACCCGACAATCAAATCGTTAGCGCTATTTTCATTGACCGCTTTGCTGCAGTTCTGCTTTCTAGATTTCATAGTGAGTGGCTCGGCGCGAAGGAACTGCAATTAATCTTTCAAGAAGCTCAACGATACTTTCAACAGTTTCGTGAGACTCCTACTAAAGAATCTTTAGAGTCATACATTAAAGTTGAAGGTAAGATTCCCGCTAGCCTTCAAAAGCAACTCACTGAAATTTTAGCATCGTTACCGATTATAACTCAACCTGAATTCTTTGAGTTCGAGTTAGGTCATATGCTTCAAGGTAAAGCATTGCAAAGTGCTTTACGTGATGCTATACCCATGTTTCAGGAAGAGAAGTTTGAAAATATATTTAACCTTTTCCAAAAAGCTAGAGCGATGGCTATTACCAAAGAAAAAGCTATCGGCTCGTTTTGGGAAGATTGGACTCAACGTGATGATAGTTTTCGTGGTGAACCAAGTCCGACAGGGTTTACAACTCTTGATGCGATTCTTAAAGGAGGACTTTTCCCTGGTGAAACGATGCTTACTATTGGACTCAAATCGACAGGTAAAACTTTCTTTGCTGTCTGGGTTGCAAGAGCTGGACTCCTCTACAATAAATTTAATATAGTATATACGATGGAAATTTCGAGGTCTGATTTTTTGAAACGACTTGATTGTTCAATTGTTGAAATGGACTTCGATATCTATATGGATCATAAAGATGAAATTCGTGACTTAATTATGGCGAGAAGAGAAGAACTCGAAGGTAATGTTATTGTTGTAGAGTATCCTTCTGGCTATCCTACAGTAGCCGTTATTGAAAACCAGACACTAGAACTCGAACAGAAATACGGTCGTAAGGTAAACAGCGTTGTAATCGATTATATCGATCTTTTAAAAGGGACTGTCGTAGGCGCAGAGTCATCAGCAAGATTTGGTTTAATCTCAGCTGCTGTTGAATTAAGAGGTATGTGTGGAAAGAATGATTGGTCAGCAGTTATCTTGACGCAGTCAAACGCATTAGGTAAAAAGAAACCGTTTATTGAATCTGAGAATGCCGCTGAAGGTTATGGTAAATCTTGGGCTAGTGACTTTGTTGTAAGTATTAACGAAGTTGTAGGCCGATCAGACTTGCGGAGACTTTATATTGCTGATTCAAGACGTACGCAAAAGAAAGTCTCAGTCTTATATGAAGTAAATTTTAGTACGGCTATGTGGAAGGAAGTTCATGGATTCTAAACATAGTTGGGGAAGTGCGGCTGACATTGTTAGCGGATCTTGGACTGGATCAGCTGATATTAATTCTATTGATTGGAACAAACAAACGACAGGCATTACCCCTAATTGGTATTCTGGAGGCATAGTACCAGATCCAAATATAGGTAGTACTTTTAATTTACCTCATCGCTACGTCGGAATTCAATGTCTATATTGTAATACACAGTTTAGCACTGCAGTTTTTGCAACTTTGACTGATCGATGTTTCGCTGTGTATTGCGCATCTTGTCAGAAATGGTTTATGGCTCATATGGAAGTTTGTCATTCTGAGTGTGATAAACGAGTTGAATGCTTAATGAAGGGAATTATAATACATGTGGGAAAAAGAGAAATCGTAGATATCATCGGAGTAAGAGTTCCAGATCAAAATGAATGGGCTATAAATTCCCATTGTAAATCTAATGTCGTGTACGGTGAGTTTTCAAATTTATATAATATAATGTACGGGAATCAATATAGTGAAGCAACCATTCAAAACGACTGGCTCAAAGGAAATTCGTTTCAACTGCCCGATGTGTCCAAGCGGTGATTCGGAATACCACCTTTATTACAATCCAGCGAAGAGCGTCTTCTTTTGTCATCGATGTCACTATACAGGACATGGATTTCCAAAGCTTGTAACCGCTTCACTGCCAATCGTTGAACAACCCAAAGAAGTAAAAGCCAAAGACTTAGAATGGCAAAAGCTTAATTGGCCTCCATCTGGCATTTTAGAAGGAGCTGTTTGGGATTATTTACTTACAACAAGGGGTTTATCTTTTGATATTATTGAGAAATTTAAATTGGGGTGGGCTCATAAAATCCCTCTTGCAGTAGTTATACCACTTATACAGGGTGGTGATGTTAAAGCTTTACAAGTGCGGTTCTTAAGCGACTTGATGAAACCAAAGTATTTGAACTATGCGATTGGGGATGAACCGATGGAGAAGTCGGAAATATTATTTAATATAGATTCCGTTATTAAAGGAGTTACTAAGCTTTATGTTATGGAAGGCGTGTTCGATGTAATGAAAGCCTCTGTTACAAATAGTATTGGTACCTTCGGAAAGAATATTTCTGTTGCACAAATGATATTAATAAATAAGATTCCTAGAGAAAAATTAGTGTTATCATTTGATTTTGATGTTAAAATAAAAGAAATAATTGATTCATTGAAAACATTAGAATCATTTGGAGAAGTATTTGTTAAGAAAATTCCTGAAGGAAAAGACCCTGGGGATTTTAATCCTCAAGAGTTTGAATTATTCCCCGAAATTACTACACATGAATACATTCTGGAGGTACTACAATGATAGCTATCATCGAAAAAGGAACTATGGGTTTTCAGGATGATGAACCAGTCTATTCAATCATCATTGATGAAGAAACCGATACAGAAGTAAACTTTATGGCTACACTTCAAATTGATGGGACGCTTGCTGATCTAAGTGAAGAGTTCGAATTCGATCCAGGGCTATTAAGTCGTTTAAAACAATTACCCGACTTTGAAAGTGTCGAGGTGGATTTAAAAATAATATTAGATATTGTGAGGTAATTAATGCAACTCCCTGAAATCGCTTTAGAAGTGCCGAAAAAAAACCTTTTATTCGGGCGCAAGTATGTTGATTACCTTTATGTACTTGCGCATTTAATGGACGATGGTTTGTATCGAGATGAGGTACATGCTTGTAAGCGTCTCGATATGAAAATATATTTAGATAACTCTGCGTTCGAATTAAAAGAATCAATTAATATTGACGTCTATATTAGATTGATTCTAGAAATCGAACCCACAGTCGTCATCGTTCCAGATGCGATAGGGGATCTTCCTAAGACGCTTTTATTAACACGAAGATTTTACGAAGGAATTCCTGAAAAGTTTTTAGATCGTTTCAAGTTTATGATCGTTTTGCAGGGTCGGGAGAATCGTGAGCGTATGAGATGCTTGCATATAATACGTTCATTTGGTTATCCGTTTCATATGGTTGGATTACCAAGACATGCATGCCCAAATCGTGTTCAATTACTTAATGCAGTAAAGAGATTTACTGGAAAAAAACCAATTCATTTTCTTGGATTACCTGATCCACGAGAATTGAAAGGTTTAAGTGGAAAGATTGCCTCATTAGATACATCATGGGTCTCTAAATATTCATTAGGTAAAGGTGCCAATGACTATTTAGACTTTGAACATGATGAAATTAATGAGGAGAAGTTTGTCGAAGGCTTCAATATATTGATAAATAGTTTCTAATTAAAAGGTGGAAGCATGTCGACACTTCAAGACTATGTTAAAAATCTTTTGTTGCAAAGTACTCCAAATGCAGTAGTGCCTGCACAAAAGCCGATTAGGCCATTTAGTGGCTTAGCGTTTGTAGGTACGGCTCCGAGCTCTGAAGAAGTTGAGCAAGGTGAAGTTTTTTGTGGACCTTCTGGTCAAGTCTTTAATAAATGTCTCCGCATTGCGGGCATTGATAGAACTGAATGTTGGACCGGAAATTTAATTCCTTGTAAACTTCCTGGCAATCGGGCTCCCTCAAGAGGTGAAGTACAATTATTTAGAGGGAGTTTAATACAAACGTTGAAGGAGTTGAAACCTAAAGTTGTTGTTGCAATGGGCGCTGAAGCAACCAGAGCCTTTTTTCCCGAGATCGATGTTCAGATTATGACAATGCGATCTCATTCACTTGAGTGTGCTGATCTACCCGGCGTTCAAATTATTCCAACGATTCATCCTTCTTACGTTCTTAGGCAAAGTCTTTCATTAGCAGCGTTATTAATAAATGATTTGATGCTTTCGAAAAATATATTAGCTGGTGAACTACGTTATCGTCCTTGGACTTATGAATATATTACAAGTCTCGAACAGCTAGAATCTATACTTACTGGACATAAAGATGATTTACTCTTTATTGACACTGAAGCAACTAGCACGAATCCTTCTCAGGCTGAATTGTTTATTATTAGTTTTTGTTTTTTAAGTAATCCTGATAAGGGTTATGTCATTCATACGCCGTCTATGTACTATGATGGTGAGATGGGTGCACCTGAATTGCTCGATGGAACTAGTCATGGAACTCCAAGAGAGAAAGTTTTAGAAATTTTAACGCGCTACAATTTTCAAACAGGCATCTTCAACATGTTATATGATTATATTCTCCTACAGCGTTTTGGATATTCTCCGGATGTTTATGTTGATCCAATGTATGCGTTTACTTTGATTGATGAGAACTGTCCAAAAAGTTTATCAAATCTTGGGAGCTTCTTTAGTGGTATCGCACCATATACAATGGATTATGAATCAGTCGATTTACAGGCATGGCTTCCATATGCTGCATGCGATGCTGTTAACTCAGCTAGAG